ATGGGTATTGTCACCATGGCACCCAGCCTGTTCAGGAGTAACGGTATTATTCTCAATCTGCAATACCCATCCATTAATACATAAGAAGCCGTCGTTTTCATTTCTTCGTGATTCAACGAAAGTACGATGCCCACCCCCTTTATAGGGTTGTGCTAATGCAAAATTAGTAGGAGCATGATACCCCTTTACATAGACGACTTGCCCATCATTTCTTGGCGTATAAGTCAATAAATCAGCAATAGACTCAAAATTGCGAACTGACTTGTCATTAATCTGCTTTTGGGTATCATTACCATCTACAACAAATTCCGAAGGCAGACCCAAAACAGGTCTTCCAGTAATAGCGCTTGCGATACCATCGATATACGCTTTTAAATCTGCCTCTCGTTCCTTGGCTAGATCGTCATATGCAATATCCGCAAGAATTCGTGCTTGTGTTTCGAAATCTACTAAATGGTTCCATTCCTGTAGAATGGCAGTAATTTTATCTAATGCTCGTTCCAAAGCATCAGGATAAAAATTATCGTAATTTGTAATATCAAGAAGCTGATCTACAGGTGTTTTACCTGCAATATAAAAAAATGTTTCAGCGCTAGGCGGGTTAACAAAAGTAACGTATCCCCCCATATTGTCAGGGTTAGTTGTGACCGTATATTCAGACTCGTCAATAAACTCAAATTCGTTACCAACCTTTATCCGTACTCCAACGCCTGTTTCGTCTTCTTGCTCATACGCTCGAAACATAAAGTCAAAACGCGTATTTACTCCGTTACCAACATAAAGTTGGCTTAACCGATCCGATACTTGAACAGTCATAATTGCACCAATAAAAAAGGCTGTAATCTCTACAGCCAATTTTATGTAAGCTAACTAATAAATAGATGGTTACTAGTCCTGCACTGTCAACAGGTTAATTTTCTGGTGTATGTTTCCCTGTTATCGTACCGCGTGTTGCATCGTAAATACTGTCTGGTGCATCTTTCTTGCCTTGGGCTACATCAAGCCAATAACCAGAAGGCTTACCAAGTACAGCAAACGGAATGCCAGTAACAAGGGTCGCTGTATTCATTAAATCTTTTGAAGCTTTACCTTGATTAACTTCCTTATCCTCATCCAAAGCACGTCTTGCATGTTGAATTAGAGAAAGCCCGCTCTCACCCATACTGAATACTGGTGATGCTGTGTAGCGGTCGTTCACAATGGTATCGTCCGTATTGCTAATTGCAGCATTTACCACATTACCAGCATAAGGCACAAATGCCGCAAGCATTTTAACTTGTGAAAGAGCAAGTTTTGCTGAAAGGTCGTCCCACTTCTCATCATCTTTATCGTCATCCTTTATACCGCCTGCAAAAATAATGCTGAGCAGTTCAGACAACATCGAAGGGATAGAGATCATCATTAACGCCACATACGCCAAGCGTGGCGATGCTTGCACCCATGAGCCGTTGCTTGCCTCTAACGCTAACTTAGCTTCTGACATTGATGTGTTCCAAACCATATTGAACCAGTTGTAAAACATCAAAAACATTCGTTTAGCGGGTGTACCACGTTCAAGATTTGAAATACCTTCTGGTGACATATCTGTCATGTATTGTCGAATAACCGCATCAGCAGCATGAACGGCATCGTATTGAGTCATGCCTTGTTCTGTGTAATGGTTGAATGCAGCTCGCCATGAAATCATTTCCATTGGTCTTTGTATTGTTGTCTGCAATACATACGCATGCTTCATGGTGAAATCTTTCACTGTTTGAATTGCGCCTTTTTGAAAAACAATCTCATCCACCGCATAACGGTATTCATCCGCTGCACGGTCAAAACGAGTTTTCATGAAGTCAGACATTTCCATGATGTTATTTGCCATGTCTTCACGGGTAGCAACTGAAGCAAAATAATGGGCCTGAGCTTTTAGCAATTGTTTCGGCGGTACTGCAACAGCAACTTGTGTAAAGCCTGTGAACTGCTCAACAGCATTTTTTAAGTTCCCTGCCATAATCGCGATACCCGTATTGCGGCGAAGTGTGCGGAAAATATTATCTAGCAAACTAATGCCTGAGCTTTCATCAACGGTCTGATTTGCGATTGCTTTCAACCATGGGTTAAAGACTTGTTTAACCCCGAATGGCAATACGCGCTCAATCTCATTTCGAAAATCTTTATTCAGCAATAAACGCCCGATTTGTCGAATCTGTAATTCAAGATGGATATAGCGCAATTCTTTATCAAGATGACTTGGTAACCGAGACATATCAAGCTCAAGTTGATCGTGGTAACGATCTGCGCGTGACTTGGTAAAGTTCGCGCCAGTCGTTGCGATATCTAATGCAGCTAAGTTGTTTTCAGCTAAGTTTTTATCTTGAATGCGGTCTTGCTCATTTGAGCGAATACGGTCATAAGCAGCAGGCACATAACCGCCTTCATACTCACCAAATGGCGTACTAATAGGCGTACGTGGTAATTCATCAAAATAGCGACCGTTAATTTTTTTATGAGTGATTTGTGCTTGCTCTTTGTATTTGTCAAAAAGATTCCAGAGTTTTTGGATGTTATCCATATCTTTTTTGGTAATCACACCCTCTTTAACCATCCGGCTAAAGAATTGATCCCATGCGCTGAAATCGACCGAACCATCTTCTAAACGCGCACCCCAACCATAACCTAAAACAAGACGCTCTTTGTTGCTTAAATTACCTGTATGCAAAATCGCATGGAGCAAAGATTGCTTGCCCACGAAAGTAAAGTTATTAAGTTCAGGTGCAGCAATTTTTGAATTATCGAGTTTGCCAAATCCTTCAAAAATATCGACTACGTCTTTAAGCATCTTGGCTTTTTCAATACGATATTTAGCCAAGGCATCTTGCATAGGGTTGATTAGATATGTACGGAATTTGCCACTTGCGCCACCGTCTAACCAAGTTACTACCTGGTCGACACGTTTTGCTGAAGCGCCTAATTCCATGAACTTAGCTTTAAGTTCTGCGGTCTTATCTCTACCTAATAATGTTTGCTGAATCTTCTCAACGCTTTTCTTACCGCCTGTTTGCTGTATTAGTTCTTCACGGACATGTTCCCGCTCAAAGGCTTCATTGGTTGTATGCCAAATCTTATTTTCTTTAGATCGATGCCAAAGTGTTTCGACTGCGGCCATAACTGCATTGAACTGTTCAAGCGTTAATTCACGATAGTTTTGGTTTTCAGGCAATGCGCCTATATTTTGGATTTCAGCATAAGTGGTCGGATCATACTTACGAATTAATTCTAATTGATGCTCATAATTTGTTGATTCGCGGCCAAGGCCATATTTGCCCAAAATGCCGCGGGCAGCGGTCACAAAATCAAAGTCACGGTTTTTAGATAACTTCTCGTTATTTCCAAAAACCTTTTTGACTAAATCAAGGTTTTTTTGAATCTGGTCTTTTGCATCATAACTGTATTTGGTTGCATAGAACTGAACCAACTGATTGCGCTTGTGGCGCGCTGCTTCTACTGTTTCACCCTTTCTAAATGCTTCATTTGCCATACGGCCTAAACGAGCATCATCTTGTGCACGTACATGCGGTCGAATATCTTTAATTTTTTGGCGCTGTACAATGTCTTGGGCAACCGCTTTTGCTGCTTCATTCAAAGCAGACTTACGACCAAGTAAACCATTTAGCGCGGCCATTTCAGCGGAAAGCATACGCGCACGAACATCATTGTGTAATGCTGCTTCAACTGCTTCAACAATACTTTGTTGATCGAAAAATTCAGAATATTGCACAGCCATGCGCGCATCCGTGAGCTCATCAATTTTTTGCTTTGGACTTGGTGAATTAAGCAAATCACGAATCAATGCATCGCCGCTTTCATAACCGAACATTTCCGCAACAACATCAGGGTTTTCACCACCGCGCTGTGCAAAACCATAAGCGCCTTTAGAAATGCTTTGGTAAATATCACTATCACGGCCATATTTAGCTTCAATCCAATCTAGTGATAACTTGCCTTTGGTTGTGCGACCCTCTGCATAGCGTTGCAGCAAATCCATGTCTTGCGAATAATCTAACAACTCAGGGTCGACTTTATTTGAATATTGATTAACGCCGCGCAACTGTTCCGCAAATTTATCTTCAAGTTCACGGGTATCAAATTTGCCGTGTTCATCTAAAGTTAAATATCCTTCTTCACTAAGCTTCTCAGCCATCGATTCAATTGACAGGCCTTTTACTTTTGACTTTGAAGAACGTACGACAGGCTTATTGCCTACACCTGATTTTGTTTTAGCTGCTTCATCAATGCCCCAAGTGCTTTCTACTTCATTGGCATCAAGCCCGCCGAATTTAGCAATCGCTTCAAATAGATTGTCGCGTTCAGGCTCAACCTTGGTTGAGTCGCGCTTAGCAACTTGGTCAAGCGGTTGACGTAGAAATGCCATAGCCTGATATACAGGTTCTTGTGCAATTTCTTTTGCCATATCTTCGCGAACGGCAGCGCGCTTTTTCTCAGCTTCTTTTTGCAATGTTTTCAGATACTTAGACTTCTGCTTTTGGTACCAAATCATATTGCGCAGGGATTTCTGCTCTAAAGTATTTATAGATAATTCTGTAGCAATTTCATGATCTTGGCGCATTTCGTCATAATCTTTTGGCGAAATACCAAGGCGCATTGCATCATCTTGATGGATTAGCATTTCAAGATTTGATGCGGCTTGTGCTTCAGCAATTGCACTTGATGATGCAAGCATACGGTCCATTACGCCTGTGATATCAGCATTCAATTCTGCACGGTCGTTTATGCCCATAAACTTTTCTATGTTCCGGTACACGGCAATCATGAATTGTCTGAATCGGTTGAAAACTTGCTTTAATGCTGCGCTTGGTGCTTTACCCGTAAAAACATACTGTTCAAAAGTTTCTGCAAATTTTTCGTGTACTTCTGTTTTTTCTGCATCGGTGAAAAAGTCCCATTCACCCAGATCAGTTGTTTCTGGTGAAGCCCACTTCATTACCGTTTCCATATCTTCACGGACTTGTGCGGGCGCATCAGGACTTAGGGCGAGTTGCATATTCATTTCTAAGAAATGATGCCCAAGCTCATGCACGAAAGTAGAGAAGTCAGCATTTTTGCTTAAAACAATTGTTGAACCATCTTGACCAATGCTGAAAGTAATTGAGCCGCGTGTACCGCCATTCGCTTGATTATATTTACGACCATTTGGTGAACGATACATACTTTCTGAAATTTCATAATCTTTATTTCGCCCCTTGTTTTCAACAAAGCCAAGTTTTTTATAAAAGCTTGTAAGTCTGCTTTTGTTGCCACCGAAATCAGAGCTTGGAGTAAGTGCGATTGTTTTATTTTGCGAGTCAGCATATCTAATAATATCCTGCATTGCTTTAGTGCCATTGCCTTGATTGCGCATAGCTTCAGGCACAACAATTTTATGCAATGAAAGAACATTACTTGATGGGCTACCTTTTAGACCTAATTCAATTCCATATTGTTTTTTAATGCTCTTAGCAAAATCATCTACTGAGATTGTTTGTTCAGGGGTAGCACTTTGATTAAATGAAATTCCTTTATCCCTGGTCGGCTCATCAGTAATACGAATTGGGTAACGGTCAAAAGCTTCTTTTGCAGAAATACCAAGTTTATCGCCTAGCGTTGAGTAAAAAGCGGAAGTTAATTCGCCCGCAGCACGATTGTATTTAGCCGTAAATGTTCCGACTTTAGCCAATTGGTTTTGTACTTCTGTTGCGACCAACTCTTTTGCATCTTCAGCACTTTCAAAACGGGCTTGCTCAGCCATATATGTATCGGCTTCTTGCTGCATTTGTTCCGTTGTTTTTGCAAGGTTCTCTTGGGCTTCGCGATAAGTTGGCATGTCCGGGCTTGAACGAACGTTCTCAACAAAATCTGTTGGACGCTCGACAACTGACATTGCAGAAACAAATTCATTTACTGGTATCTGTACAGTGCCATTAAATGTTTCGGCTGTACCCAACTGATCTTGCAGACTTGGCGCACGTTCAAATAAATCGGTCGGCTCAATATTGCGGTCACGTAATAACTGGTTGAAAGTCTGACCATCTATATAAACTTCTTCAACTGCGCCGTGTTCTTCAATGGCCTGTTTTATAAATGCTTGGCTTGCAGAGTCATCACGTTGAGATGTCTTGCTTTCTTTGTTGCGATCAATAAGGTTGTTAAGTACAGCTGCAAACGTACTTGAACGAACAGCATCTTGCTGTTGATCTTGTCGCAATTGGTCTAATGCAAATTGTGCTGTACGTTGGTTTTTAACTTTGGCCGCAGATGTAATTGCTACTTCAGGCGCAGCTGTTGCAACTTCTAACAAACCTTCTAAAGCCGTTTCGACTGGATCGGCTTTTTCACCAACAGCATCAGCCGCACCTTTAACGGAATACATGCCCGCAGCGGACTGAATGACTGCTTGACCTCCGACCGTACGCAACGGACCTCCAAAAGTTACGGGCATTAATGCACCGCCCAATGCTGAATATTTAGCCGAACCCCATGTTTTTGCAGCTGCATAATCAATCTGTTCTTGGCGGGTTAAAAACTTCTCACGGGCTTCTGCCATGTTCTGCCCATATGACACCAGAGCATCGGCCGTGCCTGCACCTAATGCGCCTTGTGCCGCATTACCTGCGGTTGTTACTCCGCGTACTAACTTAGCCGCCTTTTCTAGGTTCATCACCATAGGGGCATATTTAGCTGTATTTCTGATAAGTGAATTTGTTAAAACACCGCCTGCCCCTGCGCCTGCATAATACCCAACTAATGCGGGGGGTGCTTGTTCAATTAAAAACTCACCCAACACACCTGCATCAGCATTGCTAACCAGTTCTTGTGCCGCGCCCAATACGCCTGCATCATTTGTCTGTGCCGCAAGTTGTGCTTGGTAAAGCGCTTGCGTCATTTCTTGTGATGGGGCAGCTTTATTTTTAACACGTGTCGCCAAGTTAAGAAGGCTATCGTTTCCTGTTGTCGCGCTAATTACTGCGCCTTCTGTCTGACCAATAGCCGCAACAGCACGAATAGCTGCATTTATATATCGATTGCCTTGTTCTTGTGGACTGGTAGGTTCAGCAGTCGCCGTGTGCTCCATCCAATAGACTTGGTTTTCATAGTATTTTTTAAACCGTTCGGCAGACATTACGCCTGCTGTTTTCTTGATGCGGTCGTAATTTTCTTTGAAAACTTGGTCAGATGTTTGGGGCACTAATGATGTACTTAACGTATCAAGTAAATTAGGGTTTACATTCGGCTTGACCTGCTTTTGAGGGTCTTCGTAAATGCCTAGTTCTTTCAGTCTCTTTTTTTGTTCTGGTGATGTTCCTTTAGACAAAACATTTTGTATGTCTTGGTATGAAACAGGTTCATACGGTTTATTCAAACTCGAACCCAATAAGGATACTTTATCGCTAATGTCTTTTAGATTTTCAAAGTCATCAAGTGAAACAGCGGCTTGATTTGGGTTAAGTGCGTATTTACCCAATACAGGGTCACTTGCAACAACTTCATTGACGCGCTTTTGAGTGTTTACCTCATCCGCAACAGAAACGATCTGTTCAGGCGTTTCTGTCATCTTGTTATAGTCTAAGCCCAACGAACGTGCAGCCTTACGCGCACGGGCTTCTGTATCTGCGATTTGCGTTGGGTTCTTGCCTTGGTTTAATTCGAATAATTGACCAATTGTCAGATTTGTATTTTGATCAGACATAATAAAAGCACTTAAGACTACGGTTATTTGTAATCTTAAATGCTGTTATTGATTAGACTGCCGTTTGCTGTTGACAGCTTGGTTATTCGCTTAACAATTTGATTTGCTGTCGAGATGTGTACAATAAAACTGCACCAACAAAAAGTGAACATGTCATTGCTAAATAAGCTAGATTCAAGCTTTCTTCACCTTTATCAAAAAACTCTACAAAAGAGAAAAATGGATTGAAAAGTAAGATGTTGAAAAAACTTAAAAATAAAAGCCCTAAAATATTTCCATTTTGCAAACCTATGGTTTTAGAATTATCTAAATAATCCACTTCCTCATCTGATAATATATGACTAAATTTAAGAGTTAAAAAAGCTATAATTATGTTTATGAAAAACAAAAGCATACTGTAAATATTAATTAAATTTTCATATCTGTAATAGCTTTCAAAACTAACAAAAGAGTAAAAGAAAAAGCCTATAACAAATGCGCTGCAAGAAAATGAAAATAAGCTATTTATTAATTTTCTTTTTTCTGTAGTGCTCATTTATTTACACATCCTTTTATGGCAATTAAAATTTAAAGCCCGCTCATCAAAGTATCGCAGACCTGTTTTTGGTTTTCTGAATAGTCAATTCTAAATAAATTACTTGTACCGCCAGAACCACTACTTGATTGCCAAATTCCATAAACTGCTTTTTTACTTGGCGAAGTTAAAAGATATGCTTCTTCAAAATTCAAAGCCCCGAAATTCTTTTCACATACTTTTTTAAATTTAATATTTGCTTTGGTTAAAGACTTAAAAGGTGAGAATTCACAATTATCAAAATTTTCACCAAAACAAATATTTTCATATTCACGCGCAACTGTGGCGGGATATAGAGAAATTGTATTTGGTCCAAATTTACCTACAGTTCCCTCCATCATTACCGACCAAGGAAGTTCGTAAGTACGGTGATCTACAATAGTACTTTTTGTGCCCAGAACATTTACACGCGCAACACCCTTTCTACTTGAATGGAATGTTCCATCTTCTAATTTTTTCTCAACATAAAAGCTGTCAAGCCAAACTATTGATTTATCGTTTGACCGAAAATCCCAATAGAGCTTTTTCTCATTTTTATTCGGCAACAGTTTATAAACTAATTGACCAAATTCCTGTTGAGGTAGTTTTTTTAAAGTAACTGGATACGGCTGCAAAGGCTCTTCGGCAGAAACAGCACATGCGCTAGAAATTAAAAATAAAAGCCCTAAACTAATTTTTCTCATTAAAAACCCCTTCGCATTATTGAATAGTAAGCATTGATATATTCTGAATCCGTAACGTTATTAGGATTTCTACCCTGCTTTTTAAATATATTATCAATTTTTGTCTTCATTGAATCAGTTATATCAGCTTTACTTTTTACTTGTGCATAAACACGGTTCATTTCAACTTTATCTTCAAAGAAAGGCCGTGAAGTAGTGACACGCACTTGGTTATTAATATTTTTCAAAACAACACGGTTTACCTGTTCCCAACTTAGATATCCCCCGTTTTTAGCTTCGGCCTCTCTTAGAGTTTGCATTAAATCCGTTTTAACTGCGTTATAGTGTAAAAGCTGCTTTTTATCTTTTGTATCAGTAATACCAATAGTGCCGAGATAAGGTTTTAATGCACTCGATACAGTGTTGTCATCGATCAAGAAAGTCTTTGGTTTTTCTTTTTTACCATCCTTAAGGCCGTTTTGTTCAGCGTACATTTTAGTAACTTCTTGGTAATCTGAAGGCGACAATTTGTCAGCATACTGATGTAAAACTGATTTTGGTTTACCTTTTAAAAGTTCTTCTTGATTAAGCGTAATCATGCTTAAAACAACAGGATCCGTTTTAACATCTTTCGAGTAAATCGACTTACTCACCGAACGCAAACTATCGATCTGGTTAGGCTCTAATGATGTGATGCTCCCTGCGGGTATCTGTTCAAACGTATATTTTCCAGACACGATGTTTTTGTATAATGTGTCGTATTCTTTGTTTTGACGTTCTTCTTTGGCTTTATCTTGTCCGCTATAGTACCGATCTGTAGCAATCAAGGCCTTTTGCTTAACATCTACCGGAACGTTGCTATTCCAAATATCTTCATAAGCTTGTTCCCGTGTTTTTGCAGGCTTATTTGCATACTTACCAAAATCTTCAGTTAACCATTTATCAATGCGCTGAATGTATTTACGTGTTTCAGTCGCAGGGGGTTGTCCCCCTTTTAAAACAGCAGTAGCGGCATTGCCCCCGCCGTTATAATAAGCCGCAATAACCATTGGGTCTTTGGTTTTATATTTTTTGCTAATCCAGTCAATAAACTCTAATGAAGCATCAATAGTATCTGCGGGGTTATTAATATCCCGCTTGCCATTATTACTGTACTCTTTCCATGTTTCGGGCATAAATTGCATAACCGACTTTGCACCTTTTGGTGATACGGCATCGTTATTTGATTTTTCACCAGATAAACGAATAGCAAGTAAAAGTGGTGCGGCCCAATCCATGTCTTTTTCTTTTGCTGCATGTACGGTGTAAACATCTAAACGCTGATCATTGTATTTGATGTTTTTCATCTGATCAGGTGTAAGACTTTTAAGCTCCTGAGCAATTTTTGCTGATGCTTGCGGGGGAACGTTTAAAGCAGGGTTGCTGCCCTCTTGTGTTCCGGTTGTGGCCATATTAACTAAAGATTCGACTTGCTGATCTTCAAGTTTTTGATGAATACGCTGATCTACCTTAAAGCTATCTGCTAATGAAATCTCGTCTTTATATTTATTTTTATAGGCAAGTGCTGCTTTTAAATCACCATTTTCGACAAAGGCGCTAATGTTTGTGATGTGGGCCACCGAGACATTTTTAAGATAAATGTTTTCTGCTTCAGTCGCTGCCTTTCCTTCAAGATTCATTAATTTACCTAATGAAGCTTTAAGATTAGCACGGCTTTCATCAATCTTAGTGAAGTCACCAGGGTTCTCGTTTATTTCTCGAATAAAACGATCTGCTGATGATGAATAAACGCTTTGTTGATAAACGTCATTTTCACGTACAAAGTAATTTTGTAATGAGCCTTTGAACTGCACCGCGTCACGTTCTGACATTTCTCTAAACAAGGCACGTTGACGGCTATTACCTAAAGTATTTGCAATTTGCCCAATACCGTCTTGATAGGCTTTTGTATAGTAATCTACAAACCCTCCACCGTTGCCATCATCAAAACTTACTACATCTACCCCTTTTTTGTTGCCGTACCCATCGACATCATTATTTTGCAAATGAAGTTTTAATTCAGCGAGTTTATTTTGGGCATCAATAACACGTACGCGGTCCGCTTCATCTTGGTATGCTTGGTACGCATTCAAACCTGAATTAAGTGCGCCGATTAAGCTATCAGTTTTATTACCAACTAGGCTTGCCGCTTCGCCTGCTGACATGCCCCCGTTGACTTGTACATTTGGAACGCTATTGTCAGAAACTTGTCGATTAAATTGTGGAATACGCATTAACTAGCTCCAAACCAATTCCAATTATAATTTTGCCATGACGCGCCTTGCGAATTACTGCCACCTATACCATAAAGGCTTGAAGCAAAGTCAGAACTGCCACTAGATGCAGAACCGCTTTCAATCCCGCCCCCTAAACCGCCTTTACCCATACTTGAACCAAATGCGGCAGCAGCTTCCCCACTAAGGTTTAGTATCGTGCTTAATACAGGTCTAATGGACTTCGCAGCAACACGATAATTTTCGGCTTGATTGCGGTAATTTGTGGCTTGAACCTTGTGCCCCCAAGACTGAAGCGCAGCATTGTATTTAATTGAATCAATATCGCCTTGAGCAAGCATCTCTGTTGAAGCAAGTAAATCAATGGCTGAACCTTGTGTTACATCAATGCCATTCTCCGCAAGGGCGTTAATTTGGCTCGATTTAAAGGCCGAAACGTTACGCTGATAATCAGTTACGGCATTGGTACCATCTTCAATAGCTTGCCGAGCCTGATTATCTGAAAGGGTTGCATTGTAAAGGGCGAGCTTTTCTTGTTGCTTAAACGCCTGTTTTTGCGCCTTCATTTTTGCGTAACTGGAAAGCGCTTCTACCCCTTTAACCGCTGCATATGCATATGGATTTGTCATAACGCCCCCATCACGAACGGATGGAACATTTTATTGTTCGCGCCGTATGGTTCTGCTTTTTTTAAATCAAAGCCTAGTCTTTTTAAGAAACGTATAGCATTCTCGTTTTTTTCATACACATGATTTACAAGAACGGCATACTCCGACCGCATTTCCTTTAAAATACTTTGGCATTGTTTGTAAAATTCAAACGGATATTGTTTTATGAAATTCGTGCCAAGTAACCACGGGCAACCAACGTTGCCAATTAAACTTGACATCCCAACGCCACAAATAAAAAGCAATTTACCATTTACTACTACTGTCCAAGCATCACTTGAATGCTTGATAGACATTTTGATCATCCAATGAAAATTGTCATTGAAGTACGCTTTCATTTCGTCTTTATCGGCATCACGCAGGTTTTCAACAAGAATACGAATATCGCGCTCAGTCGGCTTACGAATTTCAATATTATTTCGTCTCATGTCATTTCTACCTCAAGGGCCAATATCTTCATTGGTAAAGGTTTATCATGTTTTACAGTAATTTGAATGTCTCTTTCGTAAGTGCTGTCAACTGGTACTTCTACCAAACCCGAATACAATTTAAGGGGGCTACCATAGCGTTCATTGCTACGCGGTTTAAACTCATCAATTGGTGTGCGATCCTCAATATCCTGATTAGCACCAGCCAAAATGTTTTGAGACTCTCTTACTCTTAGGTGAACCTTATTCACGACTTTAGGTTTAACAGGATTTTTTTGTTCTTGAAAAATCGGCAATGTTTGTAGTTCAGCTTCGTAATTCAGACCAACCCAAATATTAGATAACTCACGTGGCAGTTTAATTGCGCCGTTTTCTACTTTGACATTGGGTTTAACGCCACCATCTGCAAACACAGATACTGTTTGACCTTCAAGCCAATCTAAGCCGGTTAAAGTTGATGTAGGATTGCCCTTGTACTGAATGCTGCTATCTAAATAGCACTTATCCTGCATATCTAACGGCTGCCTTGTAAGCATACGTTCAATGGTATAAAAACCGTCACGCTCAATAAACGCATATAAAACAGATTGATCTTCTTCCGGTATTTCTGCAATAGATAAAAATTTACCGTTGGTGTGATGCTCTGCCCAAGCCCAAACCTGTTGTTTTGGCTCATATGTTAATGAAAGCAAAACACCATCGCCACGTACAAAATATATAATATTCAAAGGGTTACGCAATAATGCACAATCAATAATTTTTTGCCCATCAAAAAGTTGTGGGCACATTATTGATAAGTCGATTGTTTGATAAAAAGATGCGTTGTATCCGCTTGCCAATGATATTTCGTGTACGTGCCCTGTTTGATCGGAGGAAAAAATTGTAGCGCCGTCAACTTCAACAGGTGTCACATCATTTGCACCTGTACTGTACTGCTTGTTCATATTCACACTAGCAGCTGTTACGGCTCCATCCGCTGACATTTTCCAAAGTGCCCCACTTGTCAAAATAAGTAAATCACTCATTGTAACTAGGTGTTTAACACCGTTACCGTCGCGGGCAGCAAACCGTATTTGAATTGAATCTGTATCTTGAGTAGGAATGTGGTACCCGAAATTGTCATCCGTTGCCGTACGCGACATGCGAATCCATTGGGGCGATTTATAACCGCCGCCATACACTTTTCGCTGCCCGTGATATGCAACTGCGGTCGGGTAAAATTCAAAAGGATTACGAATTAATGGCGGTGTGATTGAACCGTTTGTCTCAATATTATCGTCTGTGAAGCTTGTTTCAGTTGTTTCACCAATAAAGCTTGCTAAACCAGATCGTAGTTTAAAAATGTTATAACGGTTCGCACCTGTTACCGCATCCCATGTAATCGTGTTGTAATTCCCCGCTAGTGTTAAGTCGTTTTGTACAACAACCTTTAAAGATGCAGCAGATTCATTTTGTTCATCTACTGCGGTGACTTGGTAAGAATAATCACGCTCAATGTATGAGTCGTGCATACTTCCACCGGGTTTATACTTATCTTCAATATGGGCAGTTGCGGCAACATTTTGCGGTGTACTAATGCCATATCCCACTGTAACCAGTTCTGTTATCCATTCCGTTGCGCTCTTACGAATAATTTTTCTAGGTGGATAGTTAGGATGGGTTATTGTCACAACGTCCGCAGATTGAGCATAGCGGAGTTGCATTAAATGCTCTTCGGCATACGGTACTGCAACTTCTAAAGGTTCATTGTTTTCATTCAGCAGCATACCGCCGTCAGCAAAGAAATTTATAGCGCCTGCACGAATAGCCAAAACAACGGCTTGCTCTTCACTAAAAACAAAACGGATTAAACGCATTTTGCCCATTGTTTTCGGGTAATGGTGTACGTAGCGGAAGCCTGCACGATAGACAACCCCGCCAAACAGTTCGACATAAAGGTTTTTGCATTTAGCTACACCAGTCTGATATTTCGCCTGATCAATGCGACCAAACATGTCAGGCGAAATTACGCCACCATTAAACGAATATTGCATTTATCGTGCCTCAAACATTGAGCCTGTATGCTCAGGCCGTGCTTCAATCCGATGTTGTTGCAGGTCAATGAAAATTGCTTTGTTCTTTTCAATTTCATAAAGCTGCATCATGGAGATTTGTTTTTGCTCATTCTGTGTCAAAGGGCCTGCTATTCGTGCGGCCAACAAATAAGATAGAGCGGTCTTGAAAGAATCGGGCATTAATGCCAAGTCTTTCACATCGTGAACATAGCGTAAGATTGGTGCGGTATCTTCTGTGAATAGAAGATTGCCTTCTACATAGAATCGGCTGCCTGATTCAAGCTGAAATATACGGACCTTGTCGCTCGGTAGAACATACGCCGTGCCAAACTCATTCCCTGCATCGACATTCAAGCGAACGCGCTTAACAGCAAAAGTCCATTGATGTTCGTTGTCTAACAGCTCTCTACGACAAATTGGGTAAAAGGTATTACACAATCTTGCATGCTTTGTCGGTTCGGTTAGTTCATTTACAACATAGCCCTGCGCGAGATGCGACAGGGCTAAATTGCAAAGATCAACAATTGATCTCATAGGCTTTACCCTGTTTAGAACTGTTTATCTAAATCAGCTTGATAAAGTTTTTCCTTCAACAAGTATCCTTCTAACTGCCAAATTTTTTCACGGGCGTTTTTATACGCTACTTCTTGGCCGATGAACGGATCAAAGTTTTCAGGGGCTACACATGCGCTTTCACCAGTAACAGTAAAGCCATTCTCTAAAACGATTGTGCAAAAGGTTAAACAGCGCAATGCTTGGTAGGTCTTTTCATCCATAGCTTGTTTAGGATCAACATTTGCTAGTGGTGAATGGTAGTAAACATTCTTGATTTTTGAATCAAGCTGATCAGGTGTTATGCGCGGGGCATTTAATCCTTTTGCTTGAATCTGTTTTTCGATTTGTTCTTCAGACATTTTTATGAACCTTTAGCTACGTTTGCTTTGTGGTAAAAGCCCGTACTAATACGGGCCCTTATTAATTACTCAGCTGTTAAAAGCTCAATAATTTGCGCTTTTGTTTCAGCCCCTGATAACTGAATGCCTTTTTCAACGGCAATTTGAGTTAGCGCTTCCTTATTCATTGATGAAAAAGGATTTTTAGATTCAGGCTGTTTAGGCTCAACATCATCAAACCAAAGTGCAGTTTCTTCTTCTGGAACAGAAAAAACTTCGCCTTCTTGAATTAATCGATCGTTATAGAACCCTTTTTGATTCGCTCGAACTTGCTTATATTCCATGATTAAGCCCCTGCATAAACAGGATAAGCAGCGTTAACATCACGACTATCAGAAATGTGTGAAAACACAGTTCCCGCTGTGAATGGCCCACTACCAACCGAATAGTTCAAACGCACGTAACGCTTAGGTTTTACAGGTAGTATCACTTCACCAATAACACCTGAATTAAGTTCAGCGCCTGTATAAGCACGAGAAGTTTCGATAGTTTCCCAAGAAACGTTGTCACTAGATTGTTGAAGCTGCACAGTAATGGTTGCCGTAGTTGGAGCTAGGTTTTTACCACGTACTAGAACAGGTAAACGGTTTACACTTGTCGAAGCCTTCTGCAAATCAAGTGTGTCTGTAGATGTCGCTGTAGCAGTAATTGCCTGATCTAGCGACATCACTAATAATTTATCAATAAGCATAGCTAAACTACTCCTTAAACCACACGAGATTCAGTGTTTAGAATCGCGTCAACGCGACGAATAGGCATGCCGTCGAACTTAGTAACGCTACGTCCGCCCTGTTCTTCTACAGTGATACGCACGTTTTTGTTGTTAACACTTTGACGACGCAGGAATGATGAGATAGTGCGGTTGGCGTAAATGGCAACGCGACCACTTGTTTTTCGCGGCAACAATTCAGCAGCTTGGGCCAATAAGTCAAACAAATCGGCACCTGCGCTCGCATCTTTCGTAAGAGCAGCAACATCAATGTTTGCAATACGAACTACAGCGCGCCAATCACGAACTGTGACACCCGCATTCCAGACGAAATGTGTACGTAGAACTTGATGCATTAACCCGTTTTGATCTTTATCTGTTACTTCACCAAGGTTACGGATTTGTAAACCTGCTTTGGTTCCTTTCGGATAAATTCCGTGAACGGTATCTTTATGCCAAACAACAAACCAAATTGAAGTATTGTTGTTACCTGTACCGCCCGCATCTAAAATATTTCGCTTATTCGCGGGATTTGTTTGAGAAATATCATTGAAACGAGGTGCAAAACCAGTAAATGCAGCAGGAGTATCACGAGCATTACCATAAATTAGGGTTTCACCCATTGTTTGTGACATACCTTCCACAAAAGCTGCATCTTCGCTTGCACGCCATTCCTGCGGATTTTGTTCCATATCGTAAAGTTGCTTATCAACTTCGGAATATGATTCAAGCAAACCGCATGTATCACGAATTGCTGCGGTAGCTGCTTTTTCAGCAGGTACACCGTAATTCAGTAAACGCCAAGCGCCTTTTGGCAAACCTGTGCGAACCGTTGTTTTATGACCGGTCCCGTCATTTGCTTCAACCCAGACCATATCATCAAGTAATTCATTACTTGCGCTAAGGATTTCAATTACTGCACTTTCGGGCGTTTGTCCGTAGCGTGCAGCTAAATCCATTAAGGTTGGTTGTAATTGTGCGATTACAGACATATTCAGCCCTCTGTTAGTTATTTATCGCCATACCAAAGTTTTCCCAGACTGGTACTTGCAGTATTTGTCCCATTGCCATGTGTCATGTTGTCACCTTCTAACAACTTACCAACTTCTGTCATAAAGCCAATTACAGCGGGATGGTTACCGAGTCCGCTCTTAAAGAGAATCTTAGAGATTTCAGCGCCACGTGGTAAGCTGAAGGCGCGTTGTGCTGTCAACAGGTTTTCCTTCAATTTTTCCCCGCCGTACTCAGGGTCCGCTTTAGCTGCATCGACCCAAGAAGCAATCACTTTTTGTTGTTCTTGCGCTTGTCGTTGTTGCATTTGCACGCCTAAATCAACGAGTTTTTGCACTGCTTCTTGTGGCATTTTGAACTGTTGCCCAAGTTCCTGAAGTGTTTTTGAATCTTCTGGGTTCAGTGAATACCCTTCAGGCATAGTGAAATCTGTGTATTGAATTGGTTGTTCTGCAGGCGGTTCTTCACCACCTAATAAAACTTCAGGCTTTGTTTCAGTGTTTTCTGTAGTAGTGCTTGTAGTAGGTGTGGTTTCAACCTGAGTTGTAGCAGGATTGCCCCCACCTGTTTCAGTAGCAGTTGTAGTTACAGCAGGTGTATCCGTTGTAGTAGCGGTAGTTGCTGCATCAGTTGCTGTCGTAGTTGTTGTCACTTCGCTCATGGTTCACCTTCTCTTTAAGTTTTGAAAATCGTTGTTTCTGCATGTCTAGCCATGCATCTGAATTGGCTTGTGTGATTTCACCAAGGATGTATAGGCCAAACTCTCGGCGGCCTTCCATGAAAGCAAAATCACTGATTTGTGACCCGCCGCCATAGGTGGGTTGGAATATGCTTGCCCGATCGATTAAGCGCATTAGAAAACGTTTACCGTGTTCGGTTTCCAAGATTGAGCGTAGGTCATTTAGTTCCTGGTCACGCTCGCTCTTATTTTCTTTAGCTTTGGTTTCTAAATCACTCATGCACCACCGCCTTGCAAGAACATGTCAGACAAAGTTTCTGCATCTGTATCGCTTACAGTCTTAACCGTATTGGCGTTAGTGTTTTGCGTTTGTGCTTGTTGGGCAGCAAGGGCTTGTTGCTGTGCAATTTGTTGTTGTGCTGCACGGTCACTACGGATTTGGTCAACGATACGTTGAGGACGGAAAATATCAGGCGATACGCCGTTAATCTCCGCGTATTCATCCATAAATTTATCTGTATCAACTTTATCGAGTACTTGGGGGTCAACTTGGGCTACTTGCCCAATCATAGCAAGGGCACGTTCAAGAATTGCCGAGCCAGAAGATTTCTGTGCAAGTGCAAGTATGGATACGAAATTGATTTCGACATCGGCGTTTTGAATAGCTTCTGGTGCAATTTGGCGTAGGTATTCACTGTTTGCTAATACACGCTCAACGCAGATTTCAACGAGTGGACGCAATAATTCATCAATTTGACGTTCTACTACCGGACCAAGCATGAGCATCTTTTCAGATTTGCGTTCATATACTTCTGTAGCGGTCATTTTGCCTTTATCAAAAGCATCAAGCATCATGAACAAATCTGTATGAAATGCGCGTTTAACACGCTCTTGACATTGTGCAATCTGCGCCATAACACCGTTCAAATCGAATTGCACATTCAACATTGCTTGAACTTGTGCAACTTGGCTCGTTGGTGACGCTTGGTAAAATGCAATACCGTTTGGCAATGTCTCACGCTCATGACCTTTCAAGTAATCAGGTAAAAGCAAAGGCGGTCGAACTTGATAGTCCACACCTACTGCAATTTGTTGATGACCTTTCTGTAATGCACGTAAATCACCAATGCAATCGCTTGCAGGTCCTTCGCCGTACACATCACTACTTGAAACAGTCCAACGTCCGCAAATAACCTGAAAACTCATTAAGCCACTTTCGCGTAGCAATTTATTTGATGAACTTGGTTCATAGTAAATTGAAGCGAAAGGCATGTTTTTAGGTCCATACCCTTTTGCATCTACTCGTTCATAAATTGCATGGCAAACTTCAAACTCTTGTTCGTAGTTTTTATTTTCAAACGCGTTCTTAATAGCATCCGAAACGTTATCCAATCCAAAATATTTAACCATGTTGATAGAGGTTAATTTGAATTTGCGATAAACGCCGTTCGGTTTATTAAACTCGTCCGTTGTGATAGCAAACTCACCGAAAGTAAGCGGTATTAAATCCATGAGTTGAGCTTTTGAATTGCGGCCATGTTCAGGTGCTAACGCCGCACCAATGCCGAAAGCGCCTTCTTGCATGTAAATATGATGCACAGTTCGATAAACATTGCTTTTTGAAAAAGCAACATAACAAGCATCCTCAACAGCTTTAAGCCATTGGCGAACTTCAATATCCTTTTGCAATGATTCATCTGCGGCTTGCAAGGTGAACCATTTACGACTTGGCGAACAAGTGCCCGATACCATACCCGCTGCAAGGGTTTTCAACGAGTCTTTACCAGTGTTATCAACAATTTTGGACCATGCAGATCGGTCATGCTTTTCTTGGTCTTTAATCGTTTTGATGGCAGCAGGCAAAACGTGTAATGCTAATTCGGCACAATAATCGTCCATATCATTTACACGTAATTGCCAAACAGCATCAAACCGTTTTTTCAGCGCTCTGATATCGTCTTCAGTCATCTTAACCGCCTAATAAAGTTTTCTTGCCTAAGCGCAAATCTTCGTCACTCACGCCTTGAGCATCGGTATAAAGCGTATTTGCAATACCACCAGACATGGAATTTTGTGCTTGCTGTACACGGTCAATGGTCGCGGATGAATCAGGAGATTTAGAATCTTGGCGCGTTGGTTGCTTTGGCGGTGCAATGACTTGCGCCTTTGGTGCATCCATCCCAAGAATATTGGTTACGCCGTCAAGAATATTTTTCACGCACATTGAAGGGCTCCGATTAGTTTTGCCTTTTTCGACATTATGCGATTGGCACATTGAAAAGGCCCTGTTTCCTGTTGACACTACGCGTATGGGTCGTAATCACGTCTAGCAGCTGATGCATTGATCGCCTGCATAATGTGGCGTTTAGGCGTATCAATTTGCGCATTGATAATTGCTGAACCGTAATCGGGACTGCGGCCAATACGCTTAATAATTTCCTCTCGAGATTCCACTTTGATTTTGGTACCTTGCAACGCCCAACGTGGCGCCGTTAAATCTGCTAAAAGCTTTGGTTCAGGTGGCAATGCAACTGTGCTTCCATATGCGGGGTCTAATGCTTCGCGGAACTGCCACCAGAGTTGTGAACGCAGGTTGTAAAAACTAAGTTGGCCTGATCGGTCGAATGCAGTTGCAGCATTGCGTACGTCTACAGGTACAACGTGAATGCCTGATTGCTTTAAGAAATCGTATGTACTTGCACCAACACCAATGACATCGACATGAATAGGTGCATGGTCTCTTATATGCGAAACAGCAAACGATGCGCTTGTTGGTCCGTCTGGTGAATCCTTACCTTCAAGTACGTTCGGGTTGTCGTACCAATAACCGTAACGCGGAAATCCGATCGTGTTATCGCCACCGCCACGTGCAACGTCCAATCCGTAAGAATCCATCTTGAAATCTCCACGATGCAAAATGCGCATGTCTTCAAGTGGTTTCCAACGTGCTTGAGCCGCTTCAACCCATTCTGTAGGAATAACTTGCCAAGGGTCGTCTTCAATACCCGCACCGAAATCGCCGTATAACATTTGTGACCTCAAAGGTTCAGGCAGCGCTTGCAAGGTACTCATGTAGCCTGTTTCCATGTAGTACTTGTTATCAGTCACACGTGCCGGAATGAACGTGCGTGATTTAGGTTTAATGATGAGTTCGGGCTTGTAGTCGTTAGTGTCAAAGTCATAAACAATTTGGTCGTCAATAAGTACAAACGGCTTATTGCTCTCAACCTCTTGATCTTTGCCTCCGATACGGGCAAACCAACGAAGTTCACCGGGTTGTGCAGGGTTCGGGTACCCTTTCTTAATCCAAGGTGCAAAGAAATCTAAAACCCAACGGCCTTCGGCTGTAGTAGGCGGGTTAAATGTCAAAAGGCACTTTGGTTTTATCGTTGGGTCGCTAGTACGATTCCAACCCATTACGAACATTGCTTGTGACTCACGGATTTCTGTAGCTTCATCCAATGCCTTCAAGTCATGCGCACGCCCTTGCCAACGTTTCTCATCGCCCATGTTGTCAAGGCCGCCGAACTCTAAGAGACGGCCATTGTCAAAGCGCCATGCTGACTTTTGCGTGTTGTACCCGTTCTTGTGCCCTACGATCTCTTCGATACGTTGCACAATGCCGTCTGTCTGTGCCTTCTCGCGCCGTACAATCAGCACGCGTTTATGGACATTGAGTGACAAGCCTGCAATCAAATCGGTCTTGCCCCCACCCGCTGCACCGCCGTAGCCGATAATGTCAGCATCTGATGTGTAAGCTGCCATTTGTGGACCTTCAAGCGGGAACCATACAGGCGCATTTGCAAGAATCCTGCTGATAACTGCACGTTCATCTTCATCAAGCGAATTAATAAATTGCTCAATTTCCGATTCGCTCATATCCGCAATTAATGCGAGTAGTTCGTCATCGTTGGTCATGCAATCACCCAATCCGATATGTTGAACCAATGAAGAAAAGGCGCATATTGCATATGTCACGTGACAAGCCTGTTTTGAACAACTTCATAATTGTTCTGTGTTCACCCGCAACCAATTGGGCATTTGTCAAATTGCCGCAATCAACCCAGTGCTTGCCATTGATAAGGCATTGAGCGTAACCATGTTTACCTATCCTTAAAAACTCGCGTGAATGCCAATGGTAGTGGGTCGCGGTAAATGGAACTGTTTTGCCGTTAATTTCCATCGCCTTTCTCCTTTTTAGCCTTAGCCTTTTTCAACTTGGCAAGAAGGCTTAACTGTGTGCTTGCTGCTTTTGGATCGGTTAGCGGGTTTTCTGGGTCGTTGCCAAGTTCTACACGATCTTTGAACGCGCCGATTGAAATGTGCTTGCCTAATAGCTCAAGGTTCTTAACTTTGTCAGGCCATTTAATTTTGCGTAGATAACCAATCATTGTTCGGTCATCACCACGTCCGTCAAACTCTTCCATGTTGTCTAAGCCTGAAATGTATTGACGCCAAATAGGAGGCCATTCGCTGATTGGTTTAAGCGAAAGGTCATCGTTCATGATGTCAAGTACGTCCATTTGGTCGATTTCAACCAGTCGATGCAATACGTAATCTGCATCTACATTTAGGCGTTTAATACGTTGTTCTTGGGCTTCTTTAATGGCTTTTTGAATTTCAGGTTTCCTCAAGTTCTCTTCGCCAATTGAATATGCAGTTTTTGCAGAATATCCTGCGCGAATTGCAGCTTGCGTTGCGTTTAAATCTTTCAGGTATTCATGTACGAATATCTTTTGTTTTCCACGTAAAGCCATTAGAAAACCTCCTTATAGCAATACCCCACGCAAATACGTCGGCACATTTCGTGGGAAATTTCGTATTTATGACCAAGTTGTCTATAAGACATGCCCGATTTATGTAGCGCTCGAATGTTTTTCACGTCTTCCTCTGTAACTTTTGGCTCAGAGCTACGCTTTACTTTGTCTTTCACTACAAATTCAGGGAGAAAAGCCAAAACAGGCATGGGCGCGCTCCTCCAAGTCGTTAATTTTTTCGTTTTTGTCTTTGGAGTGGCGTTAAGGCGTTTATTTATGTTTTTCAGGGAAAGTCCTATATATATAAATAGAAACTTATAGAAAAATGCCACTTAAACGCCTTAACGCCACTAAAACCGAAACTCTTTCACCTACAAACACGCAGAAATTTGCGTATACGCAAAAAACTACGTGTTCACCCCTTACTGCTTACCGCTTTCGTCCTCAAACAAATCTGAATCTGCAGAAACTCGCACACGAATACCGAGCATTTTTCTCGCACCATTTGCGCCTTTTGCTGTTTTGAACTTTGAACTCAAACGCCGTCCCAAACTTCTTGAAGTCGGTATGTAACGTAATTCGCCTTTTTTAGAAGCGTACTCTTGCCAACTTTCCCAAAGCTTTGAGGACAACTCAGAAACCGTTTCAGGGTCCCCAACTTCACAACATTCGCTAATCCAGTCTTTCAACAGGTCCATTTCATCGCGGTATTCGTCACGTGCTTTTTTCGTCTTTTCAGGCGGGTTTAAACCTTCTTGCTGATATTCAATTGCCCCACGCACAAGCCAAGCTAAAACACCCGGTAATTCATTGAGCAACTTCGTTGCTAGAAAAGGGTCTTTAACAAGCGTCTTGTCTTTATCGTAGTTACGTTCAAAAGGGACCATCATTAAACGCCGCCATATACCATGGTCGCTTCCTTTAATGATTGGCTTGTGGTTCGTAGGCATCACAACCGTCCAAGTGGGCGAAAACTCGACTGTGTGTCTCGAATAAAGACCACGTGCGCTAAGCTTCTCGCCACCCGTTATGGTTTTAACGAGATTTTCTTTCAGTTCTTTGTTTTCATCCGGTTCACCGACATAGACAAAGCGGGAACCACGTAAACGTAAAATATCCTCACGTGCACCGCCCGCCGATGCTTTGGCATCACCTAAGAAAGTCTCTGCCGGAGTAGTAGTTGAATAATCGCCAAGAGCTTTGGATATTGTTGTGAATACGGTTGATTTACCGTTGGCACCATCCCCGAAAGGAATGATCATTAGGTTTTCAACAGGGTTGCCTAGAATCGCGTAGCCCATTAAACGACGGAAAAAATTAGCCATTTCTTCATCGCCAAAAAAGGCATCAAGAACAGTCTTTTCAAATAAAGGGCATTTGGCTTTAGGGTTGTATTCAACACCAGTGCTATATGTGATTAGCAATTCTTGGTTAGGCTTAACCAATTCACCATCACGCAAATTCACCGCGCCGTTTGCACAGCCCAGTAAATAAATATCACTGTCTAATTCTTTGATCGGAACCAATACACGTGGATCGGATTGAGCAAGCGTCACCATGTTTTTGACCATGAACGCCTTTTGAGACATTGCACAGAATTGATAGAACTCGGCACGTTGCGCATCGTCATCAATCTTTTTAGCTTCGTCACCCATAGCCAAAACAGTTTGCTTTGCATACTGCTCGATGACCATGTTCACGCACGATTCCCAATAAACCCCATTCCATCGGTACCAGGTATTTGTTTCGGCAATAAACATAATTTCATTACCGTAAGCGTCTAGCATTCTTGAAGCATTACCAAATTCAGTCATCGGGCGTTTTTGAGCATCATCAAGTGCAATTTGCACCTTGCGACCACCCATTGCGATATTCACTTCACGTGCTGAAATGCTGATCTTGGTTAATTGCTTGAAGCGCTGACGGATAAGTCCCGATAGTTCAGTACGCAAAGCAAGGTCAGTACCTGCAACCTTGCCTGCTTCTTTGGCTACAACCTGCAACAACTCTTGTTGGTCACAACAATCATTGATCTGATTTTTAATGTCAGCGAGTACTTGGCGTTTCTCTAATCTAAGTTTTGCTTGTTTAGATTCACGACCTGTTTTAAGTAACCAGTGCGCTGTGATGATGGTTGAACCCGTACCGCTAAACGTACCCCAACGGTATTCAAGCTCTTCAAAGCTAACGTAATTCGATGCGGTAGAACTCCATTCATTCCATAGTTCGAGAGCAGAGTCACTGCCGTCAAACTCATGATGTAAAGACATCCCCACGCGCAACCAAGTGTCATAATCTTCATTGTCTATATGTTCTAAATATTTTTTTGCATCATCCAACGACCAACCGATTGTTGCCGTGGTCGTCATTAATAAATCTTCTTCATCCGCGAGTTCGCTAGACGTCAAAGCACCAATACGTGACTTGCTGTTTTTCACACGCACAAAGCCGTGTTCTTCGGCCATACGTTCAAAAGCTTTTACCGCTTCTTCGACCTGTTCTTTAGTAATGGTCGGCAAAGCATTAGCAGCAAATTCAGTTAGCCCACCGAAGAAATCAACCCATTCATACGGTTTACCCGTATCAGGGTGAACATGGTACGCGACGAATTGTTGACCGCGCCCAAGCACTTCGATACGATGTTTGTGTATTTCTTTAAAAGGTTTATCTACTTCGGCAGGATCGGCAAACCACGCCGAAGTTGATTTACCCCAATCAGAATCTTCAGCTCTATACACCAGTAATATCTTTGGTGCATTCCCGACACGTTCACAGCTCACACCTAAATTATCACGGCACCATTCTGCAAACTGGTGTGATAAATCCGCGTCTGTTACGTCGATATCAACTGCACAAATCGGGAAAGGTCCTTGACCCGTTAAAATACCTACGCCTTGATTTGCAAAGCGCGGTATGTCACTGGCAGTAAGCCGAACGTTTTGCCACCCATCCATAACAGGACGTTTTAAACCTTGCTTGATCGGCACAATCATGTAGTGATGAGCAAGTAAGGTTTTTCCGTGTTCCTTGAAATAGCTCATACGTCACGCACCTCACAGAAAGGTGAAACGTGATGATCTAAATTGCTATCGTCGCCCATGTCATCAATTTGTGGTGTAAGTTGAAGCACTGAGCCAACTTGAGCACCAGTTAAAATCGTGTAAGCAAATCGCATATCAGGAAAAATAGAATCATGATCGGCAATTAAGGACTTCATTCTTTCACCGTGGCATGAGCCATTGTCTCTGAATTTTCTTTTAACTTCAGAGATACCCCCCATGCGTTTAATAAGATCAAGCGACTCGACCAAACGCTTGAGGTCACTTAATCGAATCATTCCATTTATTTGAGCCCGTATCTCAGGTACATATGTGAACTGCTCATTAATCCAATGCCGACCATCATCCGAAACATGTGTCATTTTTGGGTGTAATGGGTCAAAGGCAAGTTCTCTTGCACGATCAACGCCGTAAAGCCTGATGTATTGTTTAGCATCCATATCAACCCACCTCCATGTCGTAAGAAGTCTTCGCACATTGGCACGGATGAAAACCGCAAGTACTGCACATTGCACGAATACTGTTCTTTTCCAATGCAATGAGAAAAAGCAAACAGCTAACCGCATGCGCTAAATGTGATTCACCCGTTTCAGGGTCTGCCTTTTGCCCATCCCACCATGCGTTTAGGTGTCTGTGAGCTGCATCGAAATATCGTGTTTCTGCATTGGCAACCTTGCGCCAATTGTCTTCTGAATATTTACGCGCACCGAATTCAAGTACATTGATTACGGGCGCAAGCGAACCTTTTGGAATTAACGAGAAACGTGGCTTCGCGTTATCAAATTTTTGACCTTCAGTCATTCGGCATTCTCCTCTTGTGTGAGGTCTTCGAAATACCCTTCTGTTACGTAGCGCTCAGGGTAAAGAAGCTCTAACTCAGAGATTTCTTCGTTGAAAAACTTTGAAAGGTCTGCTGCTAGTTGTAAGGACGGCTTTTGATTGCCCTTTTCAATACGCGATAAGTTCCCCGCGTCAGAACCAACAGCCGCCGCTACTTCCGCAAGGGAATAATTATTTTTCAGTCTGATTTGACGAAGCGGTGTAGACATTTTTAATTACCTTTCATCCTACAATTAGACTCATGTTGCATTAAACGCAACAAATTATCAAGACTTGTTGCGTTGAAATTTATTGCGTCAAACGCAAACTTAATAATAAAATTTCTCAACAATGCTAAATAGCGCACATTTGGAAAAACACATGAAGGCCGGACTAGGTAATGCAATTAAGCAGTTGAGAGCAGCTAAAAAGATGAGCCAACAAGACCTTGCAGATAAGTTAGGGGTCGATAAGGGCAATGTTTCCCGCTATGAATCTGGTAAACAATTTCCCGATATAGATAAGCTCGAAAAAATTGCTTCAGCTTTTAATGTGACAGTGTCAGCGCTATTTGAAATGGCTGAAGGTATTGAACAGCCTAACGTTACAGGCCTTCGCAAAAACAATAAGCTCCCTGTACTTTCTTGGGTACAAGCAGGCGTTTGGACAAATGCAGAAGCTGTTGATTTATCAGAAGTAACAGAATGGTTGCCTGCACCCGATGATGGTTGTGAAGATTGTTTCTATCTAAAAGTAAAGGGCGTTAGTAATGAGCCTGAATTTTTAGAAGGTGATTATATTTTAGTAGACCCATCTGTTTATTATGCCGATATGCAATCGGGCGATGTAATCGTTGTTCGTAAACATTCCGATGCAACTTTTAAGAAATTAATCATTGAATCTGACGGCTCAAGATACCTTCAAGCCATCAACCCAAACTTTATTCCGAACATCATTCCCTTAGACGAAGATTGTATTTTTGTGGGTCAAGTTATCGATTCAGTACGCTATGTATATCGTGCAAAACGCCGTACAAGATTTAGTTAAAACTTTAATTCATTAATATTCAATGACCTGCTTTAAAAGCAGGTTTTTTTATGCATATTTTTAAAAAGTTGCACTTGACGCAACTTAATGTTGTGAGTAACTTATCAATCATGTTGAGACAAACGCAACAAGTGAGATAAAAACCATGACAACAGATATTCATACATGGCGCAGCCTAATCTGCCAAGACCTTATCAAAGCGGGTTTAACAAACTCAAAAGATATCGTTGCACAAGCTTCAAACATCGAAGTTTATGTATTTGGTGATACCAAAACGGCAGAAGCAAAGCCAGAAATTAAAAACGCCGAAGTTACAACTTCTAACCCTGCAAAAACTCAAACGGTTAAAGAAACCAAAGCAGAAAAGGTTGAAGAAGTACAAGAAACCAAATCTGAAACTGCACCAGTTGAAGAGCCAAAAGATGAAGTTGTTGAAGAAACAACTAAATCAGAAATCACTGAAAAAGAAGTGAAAGACACTTGTTTAGCAGTAGCTAAAAAAGACCGTGCTGCACTTTTAAAAATCTTAAGCGATATCGGCGTTACTACGGTTGCAACAATCCCTACGGATAAATACGCAGCTGTAATTGAAGCTTGCGAAAAAGCACTTGCATAAGGAAATGCACATGAACACTCAAACCCATTTTTTAAATAAGCGAATTAAAGCCGTGTTTACAGTTCGTGAGCTAATCGGCTTCACCCTTGCCCTGCTAATCATCATCTTTTTAGCAGTTGCAGCAGGCTTTACGGCAGCTCAATAAGGATTTAGTCATGACAGCACATGCAAAATTAAGTCCTTCTTCGGCTCACCGTTGGATGCGTTGTGCAGGTAGTGTAATTCTTGAGAAAGACCTACCTGACAGCAGCTCAGAGCATGCCGATCTAGGCACGGCTGCGCATTTCCTTGCTTCGGAATGCTTAGAGCAAGGTAAGAATGCAGCGGATTTTGAAGGACACACAATTGTCATTATCAAAGGCAACGCCCTTTGGATTGATGAAGCCACAGAAAGCCCTGTTTCTAACTTCTTCACAGTAGAAGCAGAAATGGTTGAGAACGTCCAAATCTATTTAGATGCGGTGCGTTCCCAAGCTGAAGGCAACGAGTTGCTTGTAGAACAGCGTGTTGATTTTTCCGAGTTTGTAGGTGCAGAAGGTTCTTTCGGTACAAGCGATGCAGTTGTTCTAACCGAAACTGAAATTCAGGTCCACGACTTGAAATACGGTAAAGGCGTAAAGGTGGATGCAGAAGGCAACGAGCAACTTGCGCTTTACGGTTTAGGTGCTTTGGCAACGTTCGGTATGTTCGGCGACTTTCAACAAGTACGAATGGTTATCCATCAACCACGCTTAGGCTATCAATCTGAATCTGTATTAACAGTAGAAGAGCTTTACGACTTCGCACGTGATGCCAAGGCTTCTGTTTCTCACATCCATTCTTTAGAAGCAGGATTAGATGAAGGCGATATGGGTGCAATTGCGGACCTAGACAGCTCATTTAATCCGGGTGAGAAACAGTGCCACTGGTGTAAAGCAAAGGCAACTTGCCCTGCTTTACAAAAGCACTTGGTAGAAACCATTGCAGGTGAGTTTGAGGATTTAACCCAACTCGATTTGCAAGAAGAAATCACCAATGCAACGGCACAAGTTCCAAGTTTAGAGAATGAACAGTTGAGCCGAATGTATGCAGTTATCCCCCTTCTCGAAGGATGGATTAAAGCGGTCGATTCAGCGGTTCACCAAAAGATGCATGCAGGTGAAGCGATACCCGGCTTCAAGATGGTTCAAGGCAAGAAAGGTAATCGCGCTTGGACTGATGCAGAAGAAGCAGAAAAACTGCTTAAGAGCATGCGCCTTAAAACCGAACAGATGTATGACCTGAAATTAATTAGTCCAACAAAGGCGGAAGCTCTCAAGAAAGATGAAGCTATCGGCCCGCGCCAATGGACAAAAATTGAAGCCCTTATTACTCAGGCGGACGGTAAACCTACTGTCGCACCTGAAAGCGACAAACGTCCCGCTTTGGACATGAAACCACAATTTGAAGATTTAACAGTATCGGAGTAATAACCATGAAAATTCGTTTAAACAATGTACGCCTTGCTTTCCCTGCTTTATTTGAAGCTAAAACTGTAAATGGCGAAGGCGACCCCGCTTTCTCTGCGTCTTTCATTCTTGCTAGCGATCATCCGCAGCTTGATGAAATCCGTAAGGCGATGGACAAAATGGGTGCTGAAAAATGGGGCGCTAAATGGCCTCAAGTTAAAAAAGAAATCGAAACCAAAGACCGTATGGCTTTGCACGATGGTGACACTAAAGGCGATTACGAAGGTTACGCAGGTAACTACTTCATTTCAGCACGTAATAAAACACGTCCAACAATTTTCGACCGTGACGGTAAAACACCGTTAGTTCAAGCAGACGGCCGACCTTATGCAGGTTGCTACGTGAATGCTGCAATTGAGCTTTGGTGCCAAGACAACAACTACGGCAAACGTATCAACGCATCACTTCGCGGTGTGCAATTCCTGAAAGATGGCGAAGCGTTTGCAGGCGGTGGCGTAGCTTCTGAAGACGATTTCGAAGACCTAAGCGCAGCTGATGAAGTGGAAGACCCTTTATTCGCATAAATAGATGAGTGAGCCAGTGCGTTAGGAGACCGGCGCTAATCGACAAGCCATGAGTGTCGATACTGGAAATAACCATGGCAGTAAACGATTTTGCACCTTGACTCAAAAGGCGTTTACCGCGGTCACTGCGATAGTGTGACCCGAATTTTTAAATCCTAAATGAGGAAAACAACAATGAATAATTTAACCGATGTACCTCAATTCCTTAGCGACCTAAAAGGCGGTGTAGCTGAAAAGCAATTAGGTCTATTCCTGTCAACTGTAGCAGGAGCCGTTATCACACACGGTAAAGCAGGCAAAGTTACTTTGGAATTAACCATTAACCAGATTTCTGACAGTAACCAAGTTGAAGTTGCTCACAAGATCAGTTTCAAAGCACCAACTGAAACAGGCGATAAAACCGAAAATGCTAGCGGCAAGACCCCTATGCATGTTCTTCAAGGCGGCAAGTTGTCTTTAATGCCTGAACGCGTCAAAGCCGAAGATTATCTAAACGGTTAATCCCTTTCCTACCAAAATTTATAAGGTAAATAACACATGGAACAACTAAACGTAGACAAAATCGCAGCGCTAGCAATTGCAGCACAAGGCAACTTACCTGTTCAGGTTGATAAAACAGCTTCAATTGCAATCGTACCTGAAGGTTTTAAGGTCCATAGCACAGAAAAATTTAATGCTTTGCGTGACCGTTTCCGCGGCACTTTCAACACAAGCAATATTGATTCGTTTGTTGAGTATGCAAAAGCACGTGGCGTTGCAGGCTTAAAAAATTTCATTAATACCCGTAGCACACTTAAAGCAGAAGCGTTTTTTAATATTGGTAATGAAGCCGACCCTGGTCATGCTGACGACACCGCCGTTTTAGTTTTGGATAAAAAGCCTGAATTTATCGCTTTTGAAATTGCTAATACCCGCCGTTATAACCAAGAAGATTTAATCGATCTATTAGACGATTGGGCCGAGTTCATTACCCTTCAAGGTAAATCTACTGGTGAAGATGGGGCAACCTTAAATACCGTAATTCCATTCGATAAAGGCATTCGCGCATTACGCAAAGTAAAAATTGCTAAAAACGCGGAATTAAACAGCCATGTTGCTGAAATGGGATACCAACGCAGTGCAGCAGAAAGCCTAGAAGCTACAGGCATTGATGAACACTTACCTACTGCAATCGTGTTGAACACTGAAAGCTACAAAGGCTTGCCACTTGAAGCAATCACCATTTCCCTTCGTATTTCCGTAAATAACTCTGAACCTACATTTATTTTGCGTTTTGTAGGTAAAGACAACCACGACCAAAGACGTGCCGATCAATTTATTGAAATCCTGAAAGGAAAATTAGCCGAACTTCAAGGCGAATTCTATCAAGGTGTTTTCGAAGCATAACCCTAAAAGCATCTCGCATTTTGCGGGTTGCTTTGGAAAGTGAATGTATTGCTGACCCTCTGCGTTCACTTTACCAAAGCAAAGGAGACTTAAAATGATAATTATCACAAACGGTATTGTTGAAAGGGAATGCCCTTACAACTTGGGTGAAAAGGTTTTATATAAAGGCAAAAAATGGAAAGTTGTTTTCCGTGAAGACTGGTTAGGTCTTTGCCGACAGTATTTCATATCAATAAAACGTAAAGGAAAAATCATAACTGTTCATGAAAATCATCTTCGAAAAATAGAAGAGAAGACAACATGAATAGTACCCTTTGGCTTGACCTTGAGACATATTGTGAAGTGCCAATTAAAAACGGCACACACGCTTATGCAGAACAAGTTGAAATTACCGTATTTGCTTGGGCTTTAAATGACGGCCCTGTTCATGTTGAAGATGTTGCATCTAACCCTTTATCAAATGAACTTTGCAAATTACTGAATGATCCAAATGTAAAACTTATCGCTCACAATTCGCATTTTGACCGTACCGTTTTACGCCATGCTTTACCAAAAATGGGCCTTGATATTGTTCTACCAATCGAACGTTGGGAAGACACAATGGTCCAAGCTTTGAGCCATTCTTTGCCCGGTTCGCTTGATTCACTTTGTGAAATTTTCAAGATCGATCAAGACAAGGCGAAGGACAAAGCAGGTAAACAACTTATTCAGCTTTTCTGCAAGCCCCGCCCTGCTAATCAAAAATTACGCCGCGCTACCCGTGAAACGCATCCGCTTGAATGGGCGCGTTTCCTTGACTATGCCAAAAACGATATTTTGGCGATGCGCGAGTTACATAAACGCATTCCGAAGTGGAATTATCGTGGAGCTGAATTAGCACTTTGGCACCTTGACCAAAAAATTAATGACCGTGGTGTTTGCATTGATCTTGAGCTTGTTGAATCTGCAATTGAAGCAGTAGACAAAGCGCAAAAAGGATTGGCAAAACGCACCGTTGCGTTAACCGATGGTGAAGTACAGGCAGCTACCCAACGCGATGCAATGCTTAAACATATTCTTGAAGCGCATGGTGTTTCGCTGCCAGATATGCAGAAATCAACTTTAGAGCGCCGTATTAATGACGACTCTTTGCCACTTGCAGTTCGCGAATTGCTTGCCATCCGTTTACAGGCTTCAACTACCAGTACAGCAAAATACACCGCGCTCGCTAAAGGTGTTAGCTCAGACGGTCGATTACGCGGAACTTTACAGTTTAACGGTGCATCGCGCACAGGACGATGGGCGGGCCGATTATTCCAACCGCAAAACCTACCCCGTCCTACGCTCAAGCAAGATGTAATTGACGAAGGCATCGAGACTTTAAAAATAGGCTGCGCGGATATGTTCTATGAAAACGTCATGGAACTAACAAGCTCTGCAATTCGCGGTTGTATCTGTGCGCCAGAAGGCAAAAAACTCGTTGTAGCCGATCTATCAAACATTGAAGGCCGTGCCCTAGCTTGGCTTGCGGGTGAAACATGGAAACTCAAAGCGTTCTATGACTTTGATGCAGGCGAAGGCCATGACCTTTATAAATTGGCTTATGCAAAATCGTTTGGTGTATCACCTGAAGACGTAGACAAAGAACAACGCCAAGTCGGTAAGGTTCAGGAATTGGCTTTAGGTTACGAAGGTGGTGTAGGTGCATTTTTAACGTTTGCAGCTGCATACGGCTTAGACCTAGACGACATGGCCGCACAAGCTTTTGACAGCATTGACCCAAGCATAATGAACGAAGCAATCCGCGCTTGGGAATGGCATAAGAAAGAAAAGCGCACCACTTTCGGTTTAAAGAAAAACACATGGTTAGTGTGTGATTCGTTCAAACGCTCATGGCGCTATGCGCATCCAAATATTAGTGCATGGTGGAATGAGTTACGCGTGGCAGCAATTAATGCCATTAACAATCCCGATAAGCCTTTTCCATGCCGCAAAGTTATTTTCATTAAAAAAGGCTCTTGGCTTTACATCAAATTGCCAAGTGGTCGTTTCCTTTGTTATCCGGGTGCAAAAGCGGACGACAACAGAATTTCTTACATGGGCAATAACCAGTACACACGTAAATGGGAACGCCTTTACACCTATGGCGGCAAGTTTGCCGAGAACATTACGCAAGCAGTTGCCCGTGATGTGTTGGGCCACAACATGCCATTAATCGAGAGTTCAGGTTACGAAATTGATTTAACTGTGCACGATGAGGTGATTACAGAAGCCGATGACGTACCGGAATACAACCATGAACATTTATCAAGCCTGCTTGCTACCAATCCCGAATGGGCACTTGATTTGCCTTTAGCGGCAGCGGGCTTTGAGTCATATCGCTATAAGAAGGATTAGCACCATGATTAAATTTTCAATACCTTTGGCAACTTTAAAAGCTGCTGTTATTTGCTCAGCTAAAAAAGACGTACGTCACTATTTACAAGGCGTTGCTATTGACCACGGGCATGTTGTTTCAACCGACGGTCACAGAATGTTTTACGCAGAAGTTGAAGGACTAGATGCCAAACTTCAACAAGTCATTATTCCACGTGATGCTATTGAGTTTCTTGCAAAGAAAGCTACAGGAATTAAAGACATTAAAAAATTAGTAAAAGTAACCTTAGATGGACTTGACGGCACTTTGGAAGTGTCAGGTACAGATATAAATGAACGTTTTCGAGCATTTGATAATAAATTCCCCGCTTGGCAGCATATTATTCCAAAAGCTAAAGGCGATGAATATAAAGGCGAATACCCTACTTTCGATTGGAAATACTTAGTCGATTTCCAAAAAATTGCAAAAACACTTGGCGATAAAAGTTTGGTACCGCAAGTCAAAGTAACTCCTACCGTTGGACCTTCAAGCGCTGCACATATTGATTTTTTAAGTACTGAAATCAAAAACGTGCGTGCGGTGCTTATGCCTTTACGGGCGTAAATATGCGCGAATCAGTAATTGAAAAATACCTTGTGGACAAGGTCAAAGCCCTAGGGGGTGAAGTCCGCAAGGTTAAATGGATTAGCCGCAACTCTGCGCCCGACCGTCTAGTAATGCTACCAGACAATACTTTTTGGGCAGAGCTAAAGGCACCAAAGGAAAAGCCAACCGCAGCCCAAGCACGTGAACATGAACGCATGCGCAAGATGGGCCAACGAGTTGAAGTTATAGACAGCATAGAGCGAATTGAGGAGTTATTAAGATGACAGAAAAACCCTATATCGGAGTTAAGGCCCAATCTATTGAAGAAAGCTGTGCTTTTCAGGGCGCCTTGTTTTTACAAGGTTATGAGTGGTCTGGTTCAGGTAAACGTTTTACTGACCATACAAATTTTTATGCAAGAAAACACGACAAGACTTTAATCACTTGTTACCACGACCCTTCCATTGATGAAGAAAGTGAATTTTTGACACTAGATCAAATCAATGGCACGCAACCACCTGCATTGGAACAGGTATTAAAAATACATGAAGAAATGCTTGAGACAAATTCGTATTGTTATTTTGAATTAGCGTACACACGTAATACCGATTGGATGGTGTGGATATGTTCAAACGCAAGAGAAGCTGACCCAAACCGTAAAGTCCTTTTACGTGGTCAGGGTTTAACACCAGAAGAAGCTGCACAGAATGCGCTTATCAATTATGAAGGTACGAAAAATGTCCCAACCACGTAAATTCGTACCACACGACTACCAACATTTAATTATCAACCACATTCTTGATAATGAACGTTGCGCCGTGTTTGCGGGAATGGGTACCGGTAAAACATCCTCTACCCTCACCGCTTTAGAAATTCTTGAATTGTTTGAGCCGGGGCCGACTCTTGTAGTCGCCCCTTTGCGAGTTGCTGCAACTACATGGCCCGATGAAGCTAAGAAATGGGAACACCTGCAAGATTATAAAGTTGTGGCGGTAGTTGGTTCACCTGAAGACCGTGTACGTGCTTTAAAACAAAAAGCAAATGCGTACGCAATTAACTATGAAAATCTACCATGGTTAATTGATTTTCTAGGCAGCAAATGGCCTTTTACAAAAGTGGTCGCTGATGAAAGCACAAAGCTAAAAGGTTTTCGTTTACGACAAGGTTCAGTGCGCGCACGTGCCTTAGGTAAAGTTGCTCATACTCGAGTCAAAAGATTTATTGAATTAACTGGAACGCCTGCACCCAATGGGCTTAAAGACCTTTGGGGTCAACTATGGTTCGTTGATCGTGGCCAAAGATTAGGCACAAGTTTCAGCGCTTTTACAGATCGTTGGTTTCAAAAAGTCGTAGTAGGTGACGATCGTAATGCCGTAAACCTTGTGCCCTTTGATCATAGTCAAGGCGAAATTCAAACACGAATTAAAGACGTATGTTTAAGCATTGAAGCTAAAGATTATTTCAATATCAAAGAGCCGATCGTTTACCCGATCGAAGTAGAGCTTACTGGCAAAGCCCGTAAAACCTATGAAGAAATGGAAAAAGAAATGTTCGTTGAACTTGCTGAAACATTAGAAGTTGAAGCATTCAATGCAGCATCCAAAACAATGAAGTGTTTGCAGATTGCAAGCGGTTCTATTTACACAGATGAAAACGGCACTTGGCACCCTATTCACGATTTAAAAATTCAGGCGCTTGAATCAGTAATTGAAGAAGCAGCAGGCATGCCTGTGTTAGTTGCATACCATTTTAAAAGCGACCTTGAGCGTTTACTAAAAGCATTTCCAAAAGGTCGCCATTTAGATAAAGACCCGCAAACGATTCACGATTGGAACGCAGGCAAAATCCCTGTGCTATTTGCTCATCCTGCAAGCGCAGGCCACGGGCTTAATTTGCAAGACGGTGGAAACATCCTTGTGTTCTTTTCTCACTGGTGGGACTTAGAACAATACCAACAAATTATCGAACGTATTGGACCAACACGCCAAGCGCAAGCGGGTTATGACCGCCCTGTTTACATCTATCACATCATTGCAAAAAACACGATGGATGAAATTGTTATGGAACGCCGTGAGTCAAAACGCGAAGTACAAGATTTATTAATGGAGGCTATGAAAAAGAGATGCGAAGTTTAATTGAAAAAGGCACCGACGATTTACCAGAAGAAATTTTAATTAGCATTGGAGAAGTAGCGTAATGGGAAAATATATTGTTGTAGTCGAATCAGAAAAGCCGCCACAGATTTTTATTCATGACGAAGTACCAAACATTGGTAAGGTTTTAGAAATTAAAGCGGAGGAAATACCAAACCGTGTGCCAGCTTCGTGGCTAATGGAACGGTATAATTTATCAAGAAAAACCATTATTGATGAATTAAGAGCTTTTAACCTTGGTGGTGACGGAAAGCATCTTTATAACCCTGCTACTGTCATGCCAATTTTAGATAATCTAAATAAGGCTAAAGCCCAAAGGCAAGCAAGACGGAAAAATTAAAAAAGGCGCTATATGCGCCTTTAATTATAAATATTCTTTCAGAGCTTCATTTTGTAACGCTGTTAGGCTTTTAAAACTAGTATGTTCATTAACAAAAGCGTCAATTTGATCTTGAGGTACATTTGCAAAATCTTCTGAAGTTTCGACAACAAATCCCGCCTCTAAGAATAGCAATTTAAGACTTTCAAACCTAGTATTCGCTTGTATAAAATCATCTAATTGTTTATACAAGACTTTGTGATTGTTATTTCTGGCATTCTCAACTTTTTGAGAAATTCTTCCTAAAACGCTTAAGTCAGTGGTACGTTTGATTGGCATTTAAAAACCCATATATAAGTATTTCTGATAATAGTAAATAAAATTACTTATATAATGTGTAAAATAAATATTTTATTACAATAAAATTACTCTGCCCCCACTGCGCCACCACTCAGTTTTAAGCATTTGATTTAATTAAAATATTATAACCTTGCCAAGGTTGGGGTCGCGAGTTCGAGTCTCGTTTCCCGCTCCAAAATTTAAAAACCACTTAATTCGAAAGAATTAGGTGGTTTTTTTATTGTCTATTGGTCAATTCAAAATTCGCATTAAAAAAACGCTTTATATTTCCATTGCAGTACCATGAAATTTGGAGTGTTATTATGCAAAAGCCAGTTAAACGCGGGGACGGCGTGGCGCATCACTGTTCGTTATCTAGGCAAACGTTATACGCCTACTCGAGATACAGCGAGTGAGTGTGAACAATGCGCCGCTAAAAAATTATTAGAATTACAATCTGAATATGCTAATCCTGAGCCTGAAAAAATCCATATCTCCTTCTATGCCCTTTTTGAACAGTACTATCAAGAAGAAGGCAGAAAAATGAAGAGTGCCCGCTTAATTGTTCAAATACTTAAATGCCTAAAGAAAAAAGAATAATGAAAATATAATTAATAGACCTCTTGCGAAAGTCGTTATTGCAAGTTCATCCGATTTACCAGTGCAGCGATTAAGTTAATGCGTAAACCGAATCTTTTCCGTCTATTTCGATAGCGTTCACTTAATATTCTAAATGTTTTCAATTGACTATTAATATGTTCGATCACAACTCGTATTTTTCCAATCATTTTATTGTACTTTTTCTCAACATCAAATAAGGGTAAATTCTTCTTTTTCTTTATTGGCATCAATAATTTAAAGCCATCTTGCTCTAATCCGTAGTACCCTAAATCGGTCATAACATATTTACAATGTTTGAATTTTTTAACCGTTCTTCTTGCCAATTTAATGTCATGCTGACTGCCATTCGATATATATAGCCCTATGATTTGTTTGCTGTTCGGATGATAGATCACTTGTGCTTTTAGCGTATGTTTCTTCTTTTTACCACTGTAGAACTTACTCTGATTTTTTTTT